TACGGAAGAGTCGTACAGCTTCACTTTTGAAGATTGGGCTTTTCTTGACGATATAAGAGCATAGGAGGAGTAAAAATGGCATCTTTAATGGAAAGACTTATGAAGCTTGACAGAGACAAGCTTCTTGAAGTGCCTATTGAAAAGATAAAAGCTTGTCACTTGTCAAAAGTGGCAGGCGAAGAGGTAGAAATCACGGTAAAAGCGTTATCGGGTAGCCGATACACTGAGATTATGTCAAGTGCAACGAACAAGTCGGGCAGGGTGGACATGAGCCGTGTTTATGATACTCACGCTATGGTAGTAGTAGCAGGTTGTATTGAACCCAACTTAAAAGACAAGGAACTCAAAGAGCACTACAAGGCGGAAACCCCGAACGACCTTGCAAAAATGCTCTTTCCGGGTGGTGAACTTGTAAAGATTTCGGAAAAAATCGGAGAGTTGTCGGGGTTTGGCAAGAAAGACGATAAAGATGATGCCGATGAAGGCATTGAATATGACGACATAAAAAACTTATAGAGACTGATGCGGATTTTCAGGCGATGTATTACTTATTTGTAAATCACGACTGGAGCCCGTCAGTCTTTTTTGATGCGCCTTTTTCTGACAAGGTGCTTATACGGCACTTTATCAGAAGAGAGGTAGAAGAGGCAAAGGAAAGGAGCGAGCGAGATGGCTAGGCAGGTGGATGTAGAATTTCGGTTTTTGGACAACTTTACAAGTAGCTTTAATAGCACTATCGGCACGCTCACAAGTGGAACTGCTGCCGCATCAAGAGCTTGGAAGGGAGTCGAAAAGGCAGGACAGAGCATAAGCAATTTAGGTGCAAAAATCACGACAGGAGTAACCCTGCCACTTGCCGCTGTCGGTGCAGCAAGTTTTAAAAATTTCGGAGATGTTGACAAGACGCTGAGACTTGTCAGTGAAACGATGGGAAGCACAGCTGAAGAAGCAAAGACGCTTGAAAGTGCTATAAAAACTGCTGCGACAAATTCGACATTTGGAATGCAGGATGCGGCGGATGCTTCTTTGAATTTTGCTAGACAAGGTTTTGACGCTGTACAGGCGGCGGATATGATAGCGCCTGCTATGAATTTGGCAGCAGGTACAGCATCAGACTTGTCAATGGTCACGGGTGGACTTGGCAATACCTTAAAGGCATTTGGAGCAGACGCAAGCGAAGCAAGTCACTATACAGACATGATGGCAAAGGCGCAAGCACAAGCTAATACAGATGTGCAAGGATTGTTTGACGCTATGAGTATAGCAGGCTCAACGGCTAACACGGTCGGGTGGAGTTTTTCAGATTTGGCCGTACTTACAGGCGTATTCGGCGACCACAGTATCGGAGCATCAGAAGGTGCTACAGCTTTGAATACAGGTCTTATGCGTTTAGCAAGTCCTGCAAAAGAAGCATCGTTATGGCTTGATGAATTAGGCATAAATGTCTTTGATGCGAACGGCAGTTTAAAGAGCATGCCCGAAACAATCGCAGAGTTGCAAGAAGGCTTTGCAGGTCTTAGCGACCAACAACAACTTGCGGCCGCTGCAGCTATATTCGGAAAGAATCAAGCTGCAAAGTGGGTAACGCTTATAAACGGTCCGGGTATCGAAGCTTTGCAAGGATACAAGGATAGCATTGAAAGCGCAACGGGAGCATCTGAAGATATGGCAAAAGCTCTTATGAGCGGTCCGGGCGGTGCGATGGAGCAATTAAAGTCGACTTTTGACGTATTTAAGTACAACGCAGGCGAGGCCTTATCAGGTGCAGTTGTGCCGTTTATCGAAAAGATTACAGAGCTACTTGATAGATTCAATAAAATGGATCCTGAGCAACGTCAACAAATTGTCCGTTGGGCAATGATGGCAGCGGCTATCGGACCTGCCTTGCTGATATTCGGAAATACAGTGACTATGGTCGGCAAAGTCGGCGGAGCTTTCACGAACTTGGGAAGATTTGCAAGTATTGCAACTAGGGGCTTTTCAGGATTGTCGGCAGGCGGTGGAGTTTTGAGAACTGCAATCGCTGCAATTGCATCACCTGCAGGCATTGTTATAGCGGTCTTGGCAGCAATTGCTATCGTAGTTCTTGCTGTAGTAACAAATTTCAAGGCTTTTAAGTCTGCTATGAATTCAACTTCTCCGACTTTCAAGAAACTACAAGAAAGCTTTAACAACTTAAAGGCAAAAATTGAGCCATTTATACCAAAAATCAAGCAAGTGATTGATGTTGTCGGTGAGGGCATAGCCTTGGCCGTTGGCGTGGCTGTATCTGCACTTGCAGGATTTTTAAGCGGTGCAATGACTTACATCGGCGGTGTAATTGATGTGCTTTCGGGAATAATTAAATTTATCACGGGCGTTTTTACAGGCGACTGGAAAAAGGCGTGGGACGGCATTACTCAAATCTTTAAGGGTTGGGCAGGCATGATAAAAGGCATTATTGAAGGCATCAAGGGCGCAATCGGCGGAGTCATTGACGGAGTCAAGGGAATAGGCAACTTTTTTGCGGGCGGTGACAGTAAAATTGTAAAGGCTGCAACGGTACCTGCAAAGGCTACAGGCGACCTAAACTGGATGGGCGGTCTTGTACAGGTAAGCGAGAAGGGCGGAGAGATTATCGACCTTCCACACGGCACAAGGATTTATCCGCACGATGAAAGTGTCAGAATGGCCAAAGGTTCAGGCGGTACAGTTTTCCAAATGCCAAAATTGGCCGACCAAATCATTGTAAGAGAAGACGCTGATATAGAAAAAATAGGTGACGCTATAGCAAGAAAAATTATGGCATCTAAAGGTAATAGAGGAGGTATGAGTTTTAGTGCAAATATGGCTTAAAGGTAGTACCCCAATACGTTTCCCCGTGCTTCCGTCAGAGTATAAAATCCAAGGGAGCAGGGGAATAGAAACAGTAAATATTAATGCAATCGGTGAAACCGACTTGGGAGGAATGAGGGGACTGCGAACAGTCTCCTTCTCTTCTTTTTTTCCGAAGCATTACGATGCGTCATATTGCGAATTTAGGAAGATTAAAAATCCTATGCGATATGTTAAACAAATAGAGCAGATTATGTCGGGCAATCCGACAAAATTAATTATAACCGGCACATCGGTAAACTTCCCCTGCAGGGTATCTTCTTTCGAATGGGGAGAAGATGACGGCACGGGTGATATAAAATTCTCAATAACTCTAAAAGAGCATAGAAAAATCGCAATTACTCAGTCAAGTGTAGTCGCTGAGAGCCAAGCAACTGCTCAGACAGTAAGCGAAGATACAAGCGCAAAGGACACAACAAAAAGAGAAGATACAAGAGAAAAGCCGAAAACTTACACAGTAAAAAGAGGTGACTGCTTGAGCTCAATCGCAAGAAAGCTGACAGGCTCTGCAGATTGGCACGCTTTATATGAGCAAAATAAGAGCATTATCGGTAGCAATCCCAACTTGATAAGAGACGGCACAGTCTTAGTTATTCCGTGAGGTGAAATATGGTCATAAAGCTTATAAAAGATACGGGCGCTATATATGATATATCGAACGCTTGCGCAAGAATAATTTGGAAAGGTTCGGCAAGCGAAGCATCAAGAAGTGTAGATTTTGATTATATCAATGCGCCTTATGATAAAACTGTGAATTTGCCGAGCGTTTCCACTGGTGACTATATATCGCTTGAGGACACGAAAGAGGGAGAAATCTTCTTTGGCCAGATTTTCGGAGTAGAAAAATCAAGCCAAACTGGCACTATAACCTTTACGGCTTACGATATGATGAAGCACTTGCTTGAGTCCACAGGCCAATATAACTTTAAAAATCTCACAGCGGAAGCGATAGCTTCTCAAGTATGCGCTGATATTCAAGTGCCGATAAGACACTTGCACCCCACAGGCGTCAATATCGCAAGCATGATATGCGATAAGATGAAGTTGTACGACATTGTAATGGCTGCATATACAAAGGTTCACAAAATTACGGGCGATAAGTATTTCGCTATGATATACAAAAGAGGCCTAGGCGTATATAAAACCGAATGGGCCGTAAAAGGCTTTACGCTTTCGGAAGACTCAAATATATACGCAAGTAGCATATCTGAGCGTATGGATGATATAAAAAACAAGGTCTTGATACTTGACGATAAGGGAAAGCAAATCGGAGAGGTAAAAGACGACGGAAGCATTAAGAAGTTCGGTATCTTTCAAGAGATTTACAGCAAAGAGGAGGGCATAGACCCCACAACCGGAGCAAAAAACCTTTTGAAAGTCAAGCCGGCTCAGGCTATAAAGATATCGGCTATAGGCGATATAAATTGCTTATCTTGCTACTTTGTAGAGGTGAAAGACACAGCGACAGGCTTATCAGGCAAGTACTGGATATCTTCAGACAGTCATACTTTTGAAAACGGAACGCACAAGATGGAATTAGAACTTAAGTTTGACAGCTTGATGGATACAAAAGACATAAAAGAAGAGTCTGAGAAGAAAGAAGAAAAGAAAGAGACCGAAAAGGAAAGCAAAGGCAAGGCGAAAAGTTCAAGCGGTACACCTGAAAAGAAGAAAAGCAAGCAAAAAGAAGTGCTTGAAAGTGTAAAAAAGGCAGTCAAAGAGCAACAGGCGCCTGCAGTCTCAAAGCCTGCAAGGCCTGAAAGAAAAAAATATACAGGAATGATGGAGTAGGTTATGAGTTGGACAGATGCATTTATAAATACGGATACGGGCGATTTATCGGACGGTATACAAGTGGCTGAAATGGTGAGTCCTAACTCATGCAAAATCGGCGACTTAGTGCTGACGGCTGAAGATTTGCTATTTAATGAAAATTTGACGGTAAAACTTGCAAGCAAAGTGTCGGGGCAATGCCCTGAAGTTGGAGCGTTGCAGGATACAAGCACATACTTATCACCCTTGCAGGCAGGCGACAAAGTGGCTGTATACAAGGTTAAGGGAAGCGATCCGAATGACTACACATCAACCTTATACTTAGTACTTGGAAAGTTGGTGAGATTATGAGTATATTACCAAGTTTTTTACAGGAATTAAGCGACACAAAGACGATAAAAGAGGAAGATAGCCAAGTCGTCAAAATGCCGAAAGAATACGGCATAAATTTTCAGACTGGCCAGCTTACAGGCAAAATAGTAGAAGGCTTGGAAGCTATAAAAGTATGGATTTGGCTATGTATGCATACAGAACGCTTTAGACATGCGATATATTCTGCTGATTATGGCACATCTTTAGAGCAGTACATCGGTCATATACTTAGCGAGGAGTACATAAATACCGATTGTGAAAGTGAGATATCTGATGCATTGCTGATAAATGAATATATCGAAAGTATAGAAGATTTTGAAGCTGTTAGAAATTATGATAGCTTGAATATATCTTTTAGAGTAGTGACAAAATTCGGAAGTTTGGAGGTGGATGAGGTTGTACGAAGATAAAAATTATAAAAGTATCCTTGCCGATATGAAAAAGTATATCGGCGATGAGATAGTCAAGTCGGAAGGTAGCTTGGTACATAATGCCTTGTCTGCCTTGGCTTTTGAAATTGAAAAGCTGTACATACAAATGGACTTTATTATTGAGCAGAGCCACGCAGGCACTGCAGATATTGAGCATTTAGAAATGATAGCGCTTGATAGGGCGATAGTAAGAAAAGAAGCGACTAATGCGTATGTCAAGGCGGAGTTCAATATGGCTATCCCTATCGGCTCACGATTTAGTTTAAAGGGATACAATTACAAGGCTGTGGAAGTCATAAATGACAGCTTACATCATTACAAAATGATGATAGAAGAGACAGGAGCAGGAGCGAACACTCTGAAAGGTGATCTTATACCGATTGACTTTATTGACGGCTTAGAGTCGGCAAAGGTTACGGAACTACTTGTAGCAGGTGACGAAGAAGAGGACCGCGACTCTTTATATAAGCGATATATACAGAGTTTCACATCTCAAAGCTTCGCAGGCAATATCTCAGCGTATAAGGAAAAATTCGCAAGTATTCAGGGTGTTGGAGGCTCAAAGATATATCCAACTTGGAACGGAGCAGGCACGGTCAAGGCGGTGCTTATATCGTCAGAAAATACTGCAGTTAGTAGCTATCTGATAGAGCAGATAAAAAAAGAAGCCGTGCCCGACAAGGGAGCAGGCTATGGATGGGTTCCTATCGGTCACAATTTGACTATAGAGTCAGTAAAAGAGGTTACAGTGTCGGTAAGTACTCAAATAACTTACGCATCAGGATATTCAAGCGCAAGTTTATCAGAGAGTATCAAGGCAAAAATACAAGGCTATCTGAAGAGCATAGCCGAAGCATGGAAAGAGGGTGACGAACACACTGAGGCTATTGTATACATAGCAAGACTGGAGTCCGCAATCCTTGAAGTCAAGGGCGTGCTTGACGTGAATAACACCAAACTCAACAACAACGACAATAATTTGACTTTGCGAAGTGACGAAATCCCGAAATTGGGCGAGGTGAAACTCACATGATAGAAGTAGATACAAGACAATACCTGCCCTTGCATATAGCGGAAATAGATGAATTCAAAAAGATTGCAAAGACCTATGACGAATTTTTAAAACTTGCGTGGGCGTCCTTGCAAAAAGAAGAGTTAAATAGAGTTTTGGCCACTATGGATGAGTCAGAGTGCGCACAGTGGGAGCAATTGCTTGGTATAGTGATAAATCCTGCCGACAGCTTAGAGGACAGAGTCAACCGCATAAGAGGTTACCATGTGTCCGATTTACCGTACACGTACAATAAATTGGACGAAGTACTTAAACTTGTTTGCGGTGGGGATAACTACAAGTTGAAAGTGGATAACTCAAGGCAAGTGATTGATTGCGGTGTAAAAATTGTATCAATACAAATGATTGATGTAATTTTCGACTTGATAAGAAAAAGGGTACCAGCAAACATGCTTGTAAATGTGTACGCTTTATTTAATCGTTGGGAGCGTTTCAAGCAATTAAGATGGTCAGAGATTACTACAGACACATGGAAAAAAATCCATGACGACAAAAAATGGCAGGAGGGATAAAAGATAAATGCAAAAAACAAGACATTTTCAATTAAATAAGCCACAGCTTTCGGACTTTGCAAATATTGAAGAAGCAATAAGCCCGTCTATGGACATCATAGACGCAAAGCTGAAAGAATTATCTGATGGCAAGGTAAGTGCAAATGATGGAGCAATAGCAAATGTAACCATGCCCCCTGCATGGATTGAGCCTGCTGCAATATCGGATCTAAACCAAATAGAAGCAAAGCGAAGTATAAAAAGCATTTT